ACACGCATCGCAAAAATGTTGCAGCGCATTCCACATGCAGCTTCTTTACCTTTAAAATTTGCCCATCATTATCGTTACTGTATAGACGACCAGCAAACGCAATCGCGATCTTCGCGAGTTTAAAACGGATGTTCTCACCTTGAATGAGTGGAATGCCGATGTCGTAAAATTTCCCAAGTCGATTGGAGCTGGACATAATCGTGTCCATTGCTTCCTTTGAGAATTCGATTTGATCAGCAGTCCGACTCCAAATCCACATGATGAGCTCGCGTTCTTCTTTCTGCGAGTACATCGACTTTGTTTCACTGTGATACTTATTGATATTTTCGATTGGCACTTCTTCATGAGAGACAATACACGCAAAATCGAACCGTGCAATATCTTCTGGTGCCTTAATGAGGTCCTGTAATGCATGAATCCCAAACGTATAGTTTGCCATTGAACGACTTGGAGGATTTGCCAAGAAAAGTAATCGTGTTCGCGCATTTGTAATTTGTTGCACGATCTTCGTTACTTCTGCGACACCTTCACTCCTAATTCTCGACATCCTTGTCCAATCATTCTCTTTCAACTCTGATGCTTCATCGATTGTAACGAGCCCTCTATCATTAAGAGGAATGCGTCCCCATGAAATAACCCAATGTGATCCAATTTGTTGCGCACCACCAACCAATCCAGCAAACGTACAATTCTCTGCGCCAACAACTTCACCAACGCCATAATACCTATGCAGTCCTTCTGCAACATGTCCTTTACCGCATCGTGTATCGCCTAATACGATTGCATCGACTCTTGCTGGTGCTTTATTTCCATGGACGAACTTAAATTCCAATGCGCTATGAAACACTACATCAACGACCATATGAAGCAAAAACCTCCCATAGATCTTTGTCACATTCAGCGCATATGACTGATACAGTTCGCCCAGATATCTCCATACATCTTCGACAGTTTCGAACTTCTTCGAAAAGACCGATAGCCTCTTATGCAATTTTGGCGACATCACAAATGATTCAATGTCAGACTTTGCTTTCTCAGCCTGAGAGAATACATACGTTGTAATTTGCGACTTAGGTTCAACGGTTGAATAACCGTCAAGATAATATGTATGGTTGGAATCTAGATCGTGTCCAACAAAATATGATGTCTGTGCCGCAGACCATTTCGTTCTGTCTTCTCCTGGAGGCTGAGAAATAAATATGCGCAAGACGTTTTGTGTCTCAGTTACATTGACCTTCATTGATTTGCATGAAGTGCCAATATATGTGCGCATAACTGAAGGAATACGCTGTGTTGCCACATCGAGAAACATTAAGAATTTTTCGTCTCTCGCTGTAACTTCTATTTTCGTTGCTTGCTGATATTTACATTTACCTCCTCTGCATTCAGAGTCGAGGCATTGTACTTCAGCATATTTTGGAATCTTATATGGTGTTGCGCTTCGACCAGAGACAATTGCTCGAATACGGATCGGCGTGTTGTGAAACTTTGATTTTGCTATATCTCCTAAATTGTTTAGCACTGCCTCACCTTTAGCTTTCTAAGCTTCCACGATTTTTTAATCGCTTTAGCAATATTAGGTTGAGGCTTTCCTAGTTTTCCTAACGAAATAGCTTTACACTCAGCTTTGGATCTTTTACGTCCTAAATGTGATGCAGCTATTTTTCGTTTAGTTTCTTCTGTATGATGTCTACCTTTAAATGTCCTCTGCGGTCTATTATACGAATTACCCTTTTTAGTATACTTTTCAATCAATTTTTTTTCTTCGTCATTTGCGATTCTATTCTCAACTACTTTCACTTCTTCAATCTTAAAATGGCTAACGTTTCCTGACTCGTATAGTGCCTTATGAAATGGGCTTCTAGCTCTTTTTCTATGAACTTTAAATGCTGATATTATATGTCTAGCCCATCTCAAATTTATACCACAGGATGTTTGACCAATGTATACGTTGCCATTAATACGGTTGGTAATCCTGTATATCGTCAACATGTTGCCATCCTCAATGAAACGCTGGGACCGAGTGTTTATGCTCGATCCCAGCGAGTTACTGACTACTAGCGACTACTTCTTTGACTTCTTCTTTTTCTTAGAAGCCTTCTCCTTCTTCCCCTTCTTTGCTTTCTTTTTCTTTGGCTTTTCTTCTTCGTCTTCGTCTTCTCCGTCTTCACTGTCTTCGGAATCCTCGCCATCCTCGTCTTCAGAATCTTCGGAATCCTCAGAATCTTCGGAATCCTCAGAATCTTCGGAATCCTCAGCATCTTCCGCATCTTCGTCTTCGTTATCTTCAGATGCTTCACCATCCGCAGTACCGACCACAGTGACGTTCTGATAGCCACCATCATTGGTCTTCACTCGGATAGAGAACTCTTCGGCGTTATCGTCGACGAAGCTCTCCAATGCATCGGGAAGATCTTCCATATCGTCAGGAATTTCAACACCAAGAACTTCGCAATGACCCTTGAAATATGCGATGTTCTGTTCGCTTTCAATACCCTGATACGTGGTAATTTCCTTACCCTTCATCTTTCCACTCGTAATCTTAAACTTCTCAGCCACCTGTAAACGACCGTTCTTCGAAGTACCGATCGTCATGCTCACCAATTCCGCAGTATACTCTCCATCCTTTACTTGCGAACCACCAGTCCGAGCTTCGGCTTTGGACCAGGTCTTGGAAAGCTTCTTCAGTGACTTTGCGATATCAGTAGCCATGTGTAAAACTCCTTAGATTGCGCACAAATTAGGTTAACGCGTTAAGCTATCTACTTCGGTTTGCATTATACGCACGCTAACGATTACATCATCCACCTCCTTCCCTCATTCGTTCCTTCATTTCTTTTTGCGACCAGTGTAGTAATCTGCGATTAACGCATACGTCTTCTTTGGATCAGCAAAGCTCGCTATTTCCGTAGGAAGAAATCCGTCTCTATCACCAGCCTCCAAAAATTCAGAAGGTTCAAATGAAATCATTCGTTTCTGTTTCCTCACCAACTTCCCTGTTTCCGGATCCTTTACCTTTATCTCTTTGAAATCAATGCAACCAATGACTGAAACAAGCGGAATGATAATGCGACGTGCGCGATCAGGTAATGTTGAAATTGTTTTTGTGACAACACCATTGATCGTGTTTACATCTTTAATTTGCATATGTGAAATAAAGATGCAACCATACTGAGAGCCAATAATCTTATTCATTACCTTCTTAAATTCGTTGTCGATCATTCCAACGCCTTTACCGTACCCAGCTTCTGATTGATGCTCAATCTTTAGCTTTTTACAAATGTACATTTCAGCGTTGGTATACATTGCATCGACGAAATCAAAGACTACCGTTTTATACGGCAGCTTCTTTCTATTCTCAATGAGATAGTTAACAGCCGCAACGAGCTTCTTATGACTATTCACAAGAATAAATGGCACTTTTAATCGTTTGACCTCCTTCTCTGATGTAACAAGAAAAATCGCATTCGGCCAACCAGACGCAAGATTTGTTTTTCCAATTTTCGGTGGACCAAAGAACATAAATGCCGACCGCTCCAGCGAAATTTTCCCATCTGATTCTTGGATTTCAATATCCAAATCTTCATTCATCATCGTCTTCTTCAGCCTCCTCTTTTTCAGTTACCTTATATGCTGGTCGAATTGTCAACAACTTTATCTCTTTCTTCTCATCGCCATGACAGAGCCCGTAATATTGGCAACGTCCCCATTCATGGATGCAATAACTAAAATCTTGAAAATAATCTTCCTTTGTCTTACATCGCAAAATATGCTCAGTCACATTGCGCAATGTATTCAGTACATGTGCACCATCGATAAATGGTTTCTTCAATCGTTCGAGATGGAACTTCAGACCATCTCCAGTTTGATACCAATCTTCCAATCGTCGCAAATATTCACCTTTAGATTCTGATTTCTTTTGGCGAATGCTTGGCTTGCGAATAATTTGGTAGATAATGCCTTCAACTTTGTCAGCCTTCTTCGTTGCGACTAAGTTGTTAATCGTATGATATAGACTTGACTGAGGATCAGTCTTAATACCATCCACACGATGCATATCCAAACTCTTCAAATTCTTGAGCTCATAGATATAGTTTGAATCCTGATTATTGAGGATGTTATCGATCTTTCCAACCACGGTTACATGCTTGTTCAAATCATAATGCAACTCCCTCTCAGTTGCAATATGTCGCGTTACTCTCAGAAATTTTGCATAATGCGTTCGAAACGCGCGCAACATTCCCACAGTTGTAAATGCTTGTTCAGCGAGTTTCTCTTCATCATGTATTTCCATTTGTGGAAATTGCTTACGCGCCTTTTGTGCTTCCTCTTTAAAACTTTTCTTAACGACAGCTTCTGCATCCTGAGGTTTAGAGAAAAGCGTCTGAATACCATTGTGCATAATGCGCCCAGTAATAAATGGTATTTTCAAGACAATCTTTTCTAATCGTCGTACATGCTTCCAATAGTAATATCGTGGACATTTTCTAAATCCACTCATACTAGAATACGAGACGAACAATTTATCAGCCATTATTATTGTCCTTCTCTATATAATGAATTACAACAGACTCTTGTCCTGAAGGTGGAAAATTATTTGGCATTGCTGTAATAGGTATCCAATCACTGCTATCTTTTCTAATATACTTACCATCATTGTCCATTCATCCAACCTCCTTAAACGATCCCTTCAGTTCAGCAATAAGATTTTTCTTTTTACGTAAGCAATCGTACACCTTTGTCTCTACAGTGTTGGTCGTAACGAAATCAACGTATGTGATAGATGAGTGTTTCTCAGAACCTTTTCTCCTAATTCGAGCTTCACTATTCGCTCGTAAATCATATGACCAGTGATTGGAATAATATATTGCAAATTTGCTCGCAGTAAGTGTGACTGATTCTGCCGCCTTTTTCTGAGTAGCCAGCAAAATTGTATATCTCTTGTCATGCTGAAATTTCTTGATCACTAATTCTGGATCTTCAGTTGCACCAGTTAGACCAAGAACTCCATAGCCTAATCGTGTAAGAATGCGACGAATTTTATTGATCGAGAATCTGAATGCTGCCCATATCACAACCTTATTGTGCTTTGCATCCATCTCATCCAATGTCTCGATCAGCGCCTCATCTTTATTTGTTGGAATAATCTCAACATTGCCTTTGTCGTCTTGCACATAGCCATCACAAATTTGCAATGACTTTGAGATGAGTGCAAAGATGTATTGTGTATCGATCTTTACTTTTCCTAACTCCAATCGATATGTACTCTTAAATTGCGCCAGCAGCTCCTTCTGCTTTGCTGTCATTTCAATTTCAATTGGCTTGTATATTGCTGGTGGCAACTTCAGCGACTTATTTGAAACGCGAATACAGAACTGTGAAATTTTATCGATCAGCTCCTTCACCATTTTACGGCGAGGTAGCGTCTTCATTCCAACTTTTACGAAGTATGTATTAATGAACGCATAATATGATGAGCCTAAGATCGATGTAATTTCCTTCTCATCGAGAATGAATTTAATTTGTGCATAGAGATCAGCAATGTTTTCCGTCACTGGAAACCCAGTCATAATGAATCGTCGACGGACTCGTTTGCCAATATCCCATAGCACTTTTGTGCGCATCGTATGAGGCGACTTAATCTTTGTGCTTTCATCGAGGATGATGGCATCCCATTTGTAGCTTACGATCTCTCGATAAATGTTTTTCACACCGTCATAGTTGACAAGAAATAATACGGTGTTGTTTGATTTTGCGTGATATGGACCTGCAGATACATGCGATGCACGCATTCCATATTGTAGCAATCGACCTTTCTTTCTCCTCGAACCAACTAACACAACCCATCGAAAATTTGTATGCTGTCGAATTTCAGATGGCCATGTCGATTGCACGCTTAACTTAGTCGATACCACTAATACTCGACGCAACCGCGCTTTATCGATAATGTTTAATGCTGCAAGCGTTTTACCAGTTCCATAGTCTGCAAATATCCCAACACCTTTTGCTGTCGCAGTTTTATTGATCGCAAAATCTGTGATCTTTACCTGATGGCCCATCAACGATGTGCGAATCATTTATCACCAATCAATGAAATAAACTTTGTGCAATCTTTTAACATGTATAAACCACCATACAAATGCCCACCATCGAAATATCTTAGGTATATGCACTGAGTGTTCGCATTTAGTGCAATACATTGCAATCATCGTAAGCACCATGCATTGTCAATAGGGTCCCTATCAATAATTCTTGTTTCTACAAGCTTCTTAAATACTCCTTCAATCTCATCCATTGGCGCATCAGGAAATACTGTCTTCAGAATATCCTGATTTACGAGAAAACGATTGCTTCCACTCAACCGACTTTTGTATTCAGATTCGATGAGTTCAACAAACTCATTATAAAGTTTATTGATCGCACATTTCTGCAAGTATTCATGATATGCAGATCGACCTGCAATTGCACCAACAATTACAATGGTAAATAATGCCGCTGCCCAAAATAGTTGATCCATTACTCCTCCTATCGTATCACTGATATTGCAATAATCGACGCGTCTTCGATTGGAATGGCTTCCATGATCTCACCATTCTTTACGATATAAAAATTCTCCGTCTGTTCCACAACGCAATATGATTGACGTGCTGTAGGAATTGATCCACTCATCTTTACAACATCAGATACTTTATACAATTCTGCGGTGCGATCAACTTGCGCTTTATTTTCATTGACTAGAAATTCATCCAACTTCTCGTTGATATGCATTACACCCTCCCATAAATCGACCAATGACCTATGCCAATTGCATCACAGACGTTATGGTTGAGTTCTTCCCATTCATCTTCACTATACTGCCAACTTTTCTTTCCACAATATGTTGACTTAATGCGATTCTTTGTGACCTCTTTTGAGAGCTGACCTTTCCAACCACGCGGCAATGTGAACACGAATTTATCGACATCGTCACGCATTTGATAGAATAGTCCGCACATAAATGCGAGCTTCTCAATCGATCCTGATTCTCGTGCTGCATGTCCAGCGATTGACCAATGATCAGGTAATTCACACACGATAGCTTGCACATTGTGCTCTTCTTGCATATGCTGTACTTGACGAAAGACCGAATATGCTTTATCGTAAAACTCTCCATCTCTCTTGGTGATTTTGTCTGGCGTCACCAATATTGCTTTATGCAATTCTTTAGACTTTGCGCCAAATATTGCCACACCGCAATAATTGATCGATGGATCGATCGCCATAATCGTTTTGATTTTTTTCTCAGTCTTCATCATGATCTCCAACACTTGTTGCGCCAATCTTCAATTTATATTCGTACGCAAGTATTACTGAATGAATCATCATATCTGGTGGTGTCCAATTTGGCGGCTTTATTACATCATGAATGGATGATCGTTTAGAATCTTTTGAACTTCTTGCTTTGATCTTCGTCATGTTTGCGTTATGTACAATATTCCACGCATCTTGAAATGGCAGATTCATAAAGATCGCAGTGCCAAGTGCAACATATACGAGATCGGCCAATGCATCCAATACTTTGACAAGATCTTTATTCTTTACTGCTTCTTCAAATTCATTGAGCTCTTCTCGCAAGAACTTTTTCCTAAATTCCAATATTTCATCTGATGGAAATCCAGGATATTTTTCAGTTGGCAAATCAAACTTTTTATGAAATTCCCGTACATCACGCAACATGTTATACGACATGCACCTTCCTCCGTTCATACAAATGTTTAACGTCTTTCCATTCTTTTACCGCTCCCCAACTTTCACTAGAAACTTTTGCCTCAACGCGAAGCGGTACTTTGAACGTCACATGATCTTCCATTGCTTTTACTAACTCATTCACAATGAGTGGTAATGGCTCTTTGTTACTTACTTCGAAAAGTAACTCATCGTGCACATTCATCAGCATATGCACATCCATTCCGCTCTTTGTAATCTTCTCATCACAGCGAATCATTGCTGCTTTTACGACATAGGCTTCAGTGCCCTGAATAATAACGTTCGGACCTTTATATGCAAATTCATGTGGCACTTTGTATTCACGATGAAACGACATGAGTGGTGAATCGAATGCCAACTTTAATACACCAGTACGATACAACTGACTCACACATTTCTTGGAATATTCTTTCACTGGCACATTAGCATAATATCGTTGCAAAATTTGCTCAGCTTCTAATCGTGATGTTTTCTTTCTCGCTTTACTACGTTGCAACATATTAATGAGCTTCCATCCACCCATTCCAAAGACAAGACCGAATTGGATGTTCTTTGTATCTTTCCGAAGCTCCTTCTCCACGAGACCGAATAGCATCTCACATGCAGCGTCATGTGGATCCCAACCATCTTTTACTTTCTTAATAAGCTTTGTCGCATTGGCATAATGGAAGAAGATCATCATCTGCAATGCTTTATAATCGATCGCAACAAAATTATACCCAGGTCTTGGAATGAATGCGCGTCTTGCAATCTTTGGCGCTTTTGCAGTCCGGCTTTCATCAGGTCTTGGAATTGTTTGGATCAATTCAGCTGATGTTCTCCCAGTTCTCGCTCCAGACGAGAAGAGAAAGAAACGTGCATATGGATCATCTGCCGTTGTATGTCGCTTATATAGTGGATCGAAATACGTACCTTTTTGCTTGCGATAAAATCTGTCGAGTAGCACAAGACTTATAAATGGATGATCATCATGTAATGATAATGCTTTTGCGTCAGTGATAAGATTGCCATTATCGTTGACTGGAAGATCGATACCAAGTTGCTTACAACAATCACCTAACAATTTTGGAGAGTTGCATTTGAACTCACCTGTCTTTGACTTCCATTTTACTCGATGCTTTTTGAGATAGCCAACTAACTTCTCTTGCGTATCGATAATATCTTGTGCATACTGCTTTGCTTGTGCTCTCACAAACTTACGATCCACCATCATTCCAGTTTCTTGCATCTTTAAAATGATTGGCACAAGACGCTTTTCAAACTGGTAGATGCTATCAAACTTCTTAATTGGATCACGAAAGAGATACCATAGCTTTATGGTAAATACCGCATCTTCGATTGCGTATGGCTTTACCTTAAAACGAGGTAGCATCGAATAATCAAATTCTGTGCCTTCCTCCTTACATTTTTTCTTAGCTTTACGGATATATGGTGCAAGTGCTTTCTTCTCCTTGATATCTGCACCGAGATATCGCTGTGCCATTGGCTTCAAACCTTTGCGACTTGCAAAGTTCTCATCCAACAATGTTCCAGCAATGAGTGGATCTTCCCATGGACCTTTGCAACGAATGCCAACATTTTTCAATGTATGCGCATCAACCGTATATGGGAACATAATCTTTGTGATTGACGGATCTTCCGCTAATCGTTTGATTTTTGCAACTTGCTCAGAACGATGTGCGTTATATAATTCAGCATTGAGTTGTGAATCACAAGACGTAATGATAAACGGCACCTTACGATTATTGAATTCTGTATCTATTGCAACTGCCTTATCTGGATCTGGCATACTTCCTCCTTTTGTGAGGACATATCCTTCCCCATGAAGTAGCAATATTACAATTCATACAGAGTAACCTAATACCTTTTTTAGGATACCCGTTATTCTTTAGCCATTTATATAGCCTACCACCCATTCCAACTTTTCTATGTAGTTCACGAACTTTTTTACATATATGGTCAATAGTCAGAAATTCTTGTGTAGTCTCACTACAACATACGCATTTACCTCCATATCCTTTTATTAACTCTGCTTTAAGTTCTCTAAAATGCCGTCCCTTCCAAGCACCTTTTCCATGTATCTTTTCATACTCAACTCTACCTCTTAAATAATACGCCTTTCTACTTTTACGCATTTTCAATCGATACGTTTTATTCTTCCATAGCTTTTTTGCTGCTTTGGATTTAGCCACACATTTATCACGATCAACGTTGGCCATTTCTCAACCTATCCCATTGTTGCGTCTCATCATTATATGCATAACATTGGGCTGCCATCATCGAATGCTTCTTCGAAGGCTCATATGGCACGCTCATTACAATATACGTAATTAGCATCCCTATTCCAAGCCATAGCATTTCTGTACTCATATTTCCCTCTACTCTGTGAGCTGCCATGATTTGAATCCTTGACCTTCACGAATTCGTTCGAGCGAATTAATGTACATGTCACGCCATTCATCTTTATATGGCATCTTCCAAATGATCGTCCGTACACCAATTTGTACGAGTACTTTTGTGCAATTGAGGCATGGTTGATATGTGCAATATGCAGTCAACCATCCATCATGACTATTACCTCGTGCGGTGCATTTCAGCACTGCATTCATTTCAGCGTGAATAGTTCTGATACATGATTTACCCGTATATCCGGATCCAGCAATAGGATTTTCCACAAGTAAGCAGCCAATATCGGTACAGTGATCATCGCCGCTAGCACTCCCATTATAGCCAATCCCAAGCAACATATTGTGACGCACAATAACACAAGCAATCTTGACGCGACACGTTGCAGCTTTAGATGCCACATCACAATGCTCCATCCAATATTTATGGTTAAGATTTGGATTCATCGAGTAACCTCTCTACCGTTTCACGTTTATTTGCAATTGCCTTTTCGATTTCTTCAGCTGGCATGTGTGTAATCTTTATTTGTGGTTTTACTGGATGTCGATGCAATCGACTTTCACTCTGTTTTATCTGCGAGTTCTGCAAGATAATCACCATGACATGGTTGAGGTTTACAATAACATCGCAATACTTTTCCCTTCAATTCACCGATTTTTTTAAGCACTTCTTTTCGCTGCTTTTGTAACGTCTTTGTCCATGCTTCACCGCTTAACCATCGCTTATGAGCCATCACTGGATCATCTACTGAAATACGTGGACCTCTCCATGGATATTTGGCTGCTACAAATTTATTTACAAATGGATTGCCCCATATTGATGGACGACCGATGTAGACTGACACAATGCCTATATTCTTTTTTCGTCTTCCATTAATCACTGTTGTCTTAGTCGATGCGTTGCATGAATCGTTCGCATTCTTTCCCTTGATTTTCTTCAACGGTAGTTGTTTCATCTTTCATTACCTTCTCAATAAACCAAAATGGCAATGGCAATGTAACGCTACAAATTCCCCTACTCGAAGTTGCGAATGCCTCGTAATGTCTGCAATCTTTGCATCGTTGTGGTTTCATTTCACCGCCTTCTTTACGATGGTGTTAATTTTCTCAACAACATCATTCCACGATGGAATTGCCTTCATCACAATATCATGTTGCTCTGCAGCAAATTCTCTCCTTGATTTTGGCGACATTCCTTCAATGACTGTTACATCACGATAATAACCCTTGCCGAATCCACTCGCTTCAGATTTATCTCCATGCATTGGTGTTAAGACTCTTGCGGCATGGATGTATCGAGGTCTCCACCACCCGCTACCTGAAGCTTGATAACATGGGGCCAACATCCCAGCAGATTCCGCGTATCGTTGGAGTAGTTCTGGTTCTGTGAGGAAATTTCCATTCTTACGTAAATGCGCGATGATTGGCCATTCTGCGCCGAGCTTCTTATGCCATCGTGAATGATCACCGAGCGAACCATAAATCCACCTCTCAACGCGTTTCTTTGGAATCTCTACTTCAGCTTTAAGTAATCGATATTTATAGAGGAATGAACTTGGATCGTAGCTCATTGTCGATGTAAATGGCGTCCCTTCCAAAATAATTTTCCGATCACCAAATTCAAAGAACGAACCCAACAAATTGGTCTTTCGGCGAAACATATTTTCTCGCAATCGTTCGAGCTTCTTCTTATCTCTCACGATGACGTCACGATCAACATGTTTCCCAGTGCCATTCTTTAGCAAAAAGTCTCTGAAGAGTTCGTTGTCTCTGATTCCTGCAAGCGCTTTGTTTGCCCTCCAGTCGTCAATAGGATATAAAACGTTGTCGTATCTTGAGGCTGAGATAATTTGATAGAGGAATTGGTTGGAAAAATCTCCAATTGCGCCCAATCCGAGTATAAGCAACTTGTACTGATCAAGATTTTCCCCATACTCAATTTTTCTCCAATCAACCGAATGTCCTGCTTTCTTCAATGCTTCATTGAGTGCAACGATCCCACTACCGAAAAATCCTGGTCGAGGATTCTGCGCTTGCACCTTCATCATCCCAGTAATAAGAATCTTCATCGCTCCTCCCTCGCTATCCTCATATACGTAATCGTCTTCAAACATTTCCTACAGCGTTTATGTACCTTCTCTCTAGACTGAGGTATTGGTCCATACGTCTCAATGGAATAAATCTCATAGCGATGCGCACAACATTTTTGTGTTTCTTTAAACGTCATTACCGCTCCAATTTATTTCTATAGAGCCGAAACATATCATCATTGTAGCGACAAATTGCAATGCTATGCGCATCAAAACCAAGTATCTTTCCTAACTCTTCGACTGACATATTGATGGTGAAATTCTTTTGGCATTCTGCAATGGCTTCCATCAATGTCAGATTCGTTTTTATGAAATGCTGAAATGGCACACCGTACATCTCAGTGACATCCCAACCTTTGAGCATCTCAATATCTTTTCCATACACATGCAATGAACCAATATTGTAATGCACATTCCCACAACTCAATAACAATGAATTCGCCATATACATGAGGAGTAACTGCCAATGAATTGTATCGATCGAAAATCCAGTCACAAAATCTGATGAACGTGACGTCACAATAAGATGCATCTTCTCATCACGCACAAAAAATTGCAAAAAGACATTGCATGGAATGTGCGTCAATTCCATGTTGACTACTTCGAACTTCTGTAGAATTGAGCATACAGCTTGTCTCGTTCTAAGATCTTTTTGCAACTTTAATAATACTGCTGCAAGCTGTCCTTCAAGCTTTTCTCCATATGATGCGCCAAGCGTTATGCCATCATTGGAATATTTGCGAATACCTTTATTGTATGATTCCATCACTGCAATATCATTCCGCCCAGCAAGTATCGCGCACATTTCAGCCAGCACAAATCGTATTGGCACAACACGATGTGTTGGATGCGAAAAGAAACTTACACCAGGTTCTGTAACTGGAATATCCAAATTGGCGTTGATCATCTCTCTCGCCATTTGACTTCCACGAGTTTCAAATGTCACGCCGTAATTATTCTTAAAGTATTCGCTCATATCTTTGTAGATGGACGCAAACGTAACTGAATCGTTAATGTGTGGCATCTTCCCTCCTACAATAACTTTCGCAAATCAAGATCGAATCGCCAACTCTCTCCAATACGTGCATAATATGATGGATGATAAATCATCTTATGTTCACGATGTGTTGAGATCAAATACTCTTTTGCGACTTTTCCAATGGCGATAATCTTTGCTTGTTTATTTGTGCGAAGTATTCCTTCAATCTCATTGTACAATCGATGTGTGCATTCAAATTGCTCAATGCCTTTGGTTTTTATATGCCCATTCAACTTATTACCTTGTGGATTGCATTTCACCACATTTGTCAAGTAATATTGTGTTGGATGGATGCCACAGTCATCGAGTGCTCGTTGAAATATACAACCACTCGTTCCATTATATAATGGAATAAGTAGCTGCTCTTTATTGGGTTGATGACCTGATGCTTCACCAATGAAAATGTACTTCACATTTGTCATTGATCCTACTGCGCCAATTGGATATGCATGATTTCCTCCAACAACTTTCAATTCACGGTGCTGCATTCCAATCGAACATTCACCATATCGAAATGATTTACATTCATAGCGATTTTCTTGAAACCCAATCCCTGTAAACCATAACCGTTGTGTGAGATTAAAAAATGATTCACGATAGCTATGCGTTCTCGTATACTCATACGATTTTCCAGCCATCCATCGACGAACGCGCTTTATCACATACGCATTTCGCTCATTCATTGACGCATAGTTGTTGCAATTCACGTAGATCGTATTTGATAGATCAAGTTCAGTGGCAACATCCACAAACTTTCCCGCCACAATCAACGCATTCTCTTTCAACTGATATGGTTCACGCTCATCATCCTTCGCCGTTGTTTTCCATTGTTCATGCGTCTTCTGATCTGCATACATCACAATGAAAAGAATCTGCTCATTGTATCGTTTGAGATTATTCAGCGCATACCAATACATCTCATGATCGTACTCTCGATACAATGGCCCATAGACACTTTCACCAATGACTGAACGATCCCATACTTCAACATCATCTGTGTTTGCTACTCTCAATAGCACATCACCCAATGTCGCTAATTGCTCTTGCAGTGCTTTCTTTCCTTTTTCTTTTGGCGCACCAAGATGGTGAAGTGTTGCCTTGAACATCGCACTCAATTGCTTGCATAATGTCGTCTTTCCTATATTGTCCGGACCCTCTATGCAAATAATTTTCTTCATCGTGATCTCTATTGATAAACGTAAGGTTTTCCCGAGCAATTTGCTCCATTATTTTGGAACACCAGCATCACCCACCAAAGGATGTGATGAATATGATTATATATCACAATTTCATTGAGAAAATCAATAACTCATCAATAACGTTATCTGGTACCTGGTGTCTCCTTTACGCACGTTTGTACGATATCAACAACGCGCTGCTCGCTTACACCATACGCCTTCATCAACTCTCTCGCCACGTACCATAATGCTTTTTCTAAATCTGCTTGAGGAGAATTCTTCATGCGATGTCGCGCAATATATTTCACCGCATTCCCATCATTAAAACCTAACTTCCAATCTTCGATTGCGTCGATGACTTCGATTTTCCCTACATTATAATGTGATGGATGAATGACGGCTTCTTTATCTTTATTCTTCTGTGGAAATCCTGCCGCAATTCCAACATGTCCTTCAGCGATTGCAGTTGTCACATCGATTGCCTTCTTTTCCATTGTTCCCTCTTGTGGTTGTTTTCGTCCAGTTCCGTGGCATGTTGCACAATCTTCACGTTTCGCCACACCTTTTAAAAATGCCACTGCATGTTCACCAACTTTTCCCCATCCATAACCTCCACATGTACTACATTCTTCATCCTTCTGCATAATGTTCACCCACCCTCTTCCACTGCAATATGTGCATGGTTCTGTTGGCGCTCTATTATCATAGCGACTAGTATACCCAGTCACAAAATGATATCCACGTCCTTGACAATTCAGACAATCTATGTAGGTTAATGGTGCCATTAAATCACCGGTCCATCGACTCCATTTCTCGCTTTGACTTTATTCACGATTCTAGAAAGATCTCTTAATGCCGAACCTGGATTATAATGCGTTGGCACATTTTGTGCCATGTCTAAGGCATGCATAATTAACTCTTCAGCTTCTTCAACTGTAAACGTCAACTTCCCAACTGTGATGAGTGGATTAGATCTTGACATTGTCGCACCTCCATTCTCCGAGTTCAGTGTGGCTACCATCTTTTACAAAGTGAAAATCAAAGAACGCATTGGGATATTGATCGACCATCATCTGCCCAACGATCTTATAGACGTAGCGAATTTCTTCTTCTGCAGCTTTATGCGTACGCAATGGAATGAGATGGCGCAATGTGCGGATATTCGCACTCCAACCAATGTACGTCAATAATCCGATTGGTGCCATACGTCTCATACGTGACGTCAACTTCTTCTTTGCATTGAATGATGCTTCATTATCGAGATTAAAGCGCACTGTCATCTCTTGTTGCTTTTGCTCTAGAAATGTAAACACCTCATAGACTTGCTGTTTGAACCATTCATTATCTTCTTCACTGATTTCAGCCAGTTGTTCAAACTCCATGGATTTCAGCTCAGTCAGTCGCACATAGCGCAGTGATTCTTGAGAAATTGCTACACCAACACGATGTCTTACAAGTTCATGTGTAAAGACTCGACTCACATCACAGAATGTGAAATTGATCACCGCATGTTCAAAGACCGAACCATGCACAGATTTGATCACATTTGCCAAATGTTCCGCATTGCCTTCTCTAATTTTTGTCACATTTGGATTCAACCCAGCACCGAACGATTTGTAGCATCCACGAGAATAGACTTCACAGAGCTTCTCAACTTCACTGCTATCTCGTGACAATAAGTCGTAACCTTCTTGTTTGAAGTTATCTTGCGCCCACTGTTCAGCACCGATATGCTTCAAAAACCCTCTCATGCCACTACTGTTGATTTCTGTCTGTCCAATCTGAAACACACTCGGTTTCATGAACTTCATGTCGTACTCCTTGAATCTGATGCAATGGTTGCATCGATGAAATATCAATCTGTGGATCTCGATACCAATAATATTGATGCTTACCATCAACTTTCAATACGACTCTTGGAATTGCATCAATGTAATACACAACTTCGGTTTTCCCATTAATCTTCACTTTGAACTTCTGTGACTGCCTTATTGAGGAATTTTCCACGTGACGATCCCTCCTTTTCAAGCAACTTCAATAACTCCTTTGCACGCTTTGTACCACTAATTTTTCTTACAGTTGCGCGTTTAAGTTTCTTTCTAATTTTAAAGCCATAGTATGCCATTATATTTTCTTTCTATGTGTTGGATCCTCTTCAGCAAGTATTGGTGTTGATTTTCCAACTGCCATTTGTGAAACACCATCGTTCAATAAAATTTCAACAGCTTTAGTGAGCTGATTTGCAAATGCCATTGCATTAGCGATATCGAGAGAGATCACCATGTCTGGTTCTCGTTTTTCGTTTAATTTTTTCTCTGTATACTCGTACAATAACTCGACTTTCCGATCTTCGTGTCTTGGTCTGATTTTCACTGCCATGTTTCTCATCGAGTAATTCCTCAAAAATTCTACGATTGAGTAAGACAAGCGCATCAAAATAATCGCCACAATTTAAACAACGAAACATATACTTTGGAAAATGTTTCAGCTCATCGTATCTCGTAAATGAGATGTATTGCACAATGACTAGCCCTTTGCATCTCATGCAAGGACTCATGGGCTACCTCCGTTACTTTGAATTGTACGTCAGCAGCCACACAGTAAATTCCTTTGAACGCTTCCAATAGGAAAAGTACTTGTTATAGGCTTTACATTTCACCAAATGCGTAATGAAAATTTTTGCTACTTCACGTGAAATTGCGAGTTGCTGCATAAGATGTCGTACTGTTAATGTCGTCGCATTTTTCAATACGGGCATTACCTTCATTGGATCGAGATGCATTGTCCGATCGATGTACTCAACAAGACTCGAAAAATTGCATTCACCTTCACAATCTTCTGGACGGATCTCAAATGATGTGATGCCTCCTCCAGCAAACTTCTCATGTTCCATGACTTTTCGTTGTGGCACAATCACTGAACCATCTTCACCAACAAGTACATGCACTTTTAATGCGACGCCCTTCACCTTCTTTATCATTTGGCTATGTTCAACGAGCGTATAAATCATTGGACCTTTGCTCCCTTCTCGTTTGAGAGATGTGTGAGTAACCATAAGACTTCTTGAAAATCATCAGTCACAAGATCCGCCATTCCATACATGGCGTCAAATTCTCCTTGCTTCATCTGCCCATAGATGATCAGCTTTCCTCCATCAGCGCCTTTGATCCACCCAGCTTCCATATG